ATAACCTGACCAACGTTTCGGCTAATATTAATTTAGCTATAGAGTTTGATGCTAAAGCTAATATGACTTTAGATTCTAATGTTGTCAGTACAGCTATTGATTCTATACTCACATCTGCTAAAGCTACTATTATACCTACACCTGTGACTGCTTCTTTTACAGCTAATACTTTTGGAGACGTAGACGCTAAAGCCAAAACCTCCCTTTCAAGTGTGTCTTCTCTTACCACGCTAGATAATGTAGGATTTAGTGCTAAGGCAAACTCACCTATCACAGGTGTATTTCTAACGTTAAACAATTTTGAATTTTTAGATGAGGACGCTCAAGCTAGTCTAACATTAAGTTCAATACTTACCACAATGTCTGTTAATCTAGCTGACCCAACAGCTGTTGTGTTCCCTTACCAAGACTACGCAAGTCAATACAATAGAAACAATACTCTGTTTATAACTAAAAACAATACAAGTAATACTGTATATATCACTAAACCAAACATAAGTAATACTGTATATATTACCAAGCAAGACACAAGTAACACTGTATATATTACAGCATAAGGATAAGATATGTCATATAAATGGCCTGATAAGGATAAAGATGAAATTGTAGATTACAGTGTAGATTGGTCTCGTTTCTTAGGTGAAGACACTATTTCTGCTACCGCTTGGTATATCAAGGATGCAGCAGGTGTCAATACGTTAGTAGAAAATTCTGGTGTTGTTAATGGACTACAGTTTGTTACTGGTACAATATCTGGTAAGGTATCTACTGCTAGGTTTTCTTTAGGTACAAACAATGTAAGATATACAATCATGTGTAGAATTACAACAGGTGCAGGTTTACAATATGAGCGTAGCATCTTCTTGCGTGTGAAGGAGAAATAGAAATGGCGTATAATTATATTGGCCTAGTTAATAATATCAATCGTAGACTTAATGAGGTGGAACTTACAACAGCCAACTTCTCTACTACTACAGGTTTTTACAGCTTCGCTAAAGATTCTGTTAATGCATCTATCAGACACATAAACCAAGAAGAGTTCGAGTGGCCTTGGAATCATGTAGAAGAAACAGAAGTACTTGTTGTAGGCGAAGTTCGCTATAGTATGCCTCATGATAGTAAGACTATTAATATGAACACTTTTCGCATTAAACGTAATGCTGGTTTAAATGTAAAAACTATTAAGTTAAAAGTGCTTACATACGAAGAATGGCTTGACAAACACGCTGATTCTGAGTATAACTCTGAAACAAGTGCTTTTGGTACACCTACTCACATTGTACGCACCCCTAGCAGAGAATTAATCTTTTACCCAGCGCCTGATAAAGAGTATGAAGTAGTATATGAATATTTTCGTTTAGGGTTTGAGTTGGAAAGCCCGACAGATATACCTAGTCTACCAGAACAGTATCAACATACAATAATAGATGGTGCTATGTATTATGTTTACCAGTTTAGAGGTGACAATCAAGCAGCACAACTAGCATTACAAAAGTTTGAACAGGGTATTAAACAACTACGTAGTTTACATATCAATCGCACAGAATATTTACGAGATACAAGAGTACATTTCTAATGGCTACACAGTGGCAAACATATCCTATTGAGTTTAAAGGCGGTCTTGTCTCTAACCTTAGTCCCTTACAGCATGGTACTAATGCCGTAGGTTCTGCTACTATTTTACAAAACTTTGAAGCTACTAAAGAAGGTGGTTACTCTAAGATAAAAGGCTATGAGAAATACAGTACTACAACTGTTCCTGGTACAGGATCTATCTTAGCTTTAAAAGTTATAAGCTCTGGAAGAATTGTAGTTGCCAGAAAGAATGCTAGTAATGTAACAGAATACTATTATGGTACAGGTACTACATGGACTTCTATGGGTGCTAGACCTCTATTAGGTAGTAAAACCCGTAGTGCTTTGTATAATCTAAATGGCGACGATAAAGTTTTATTTGTTGATGGTGTTAACTACCCTGCTACTTATAACACTTCTGGTAATTCTCTTACAGCAATAGCTAGTAGTACAGATGTTCTAGGTGCTTCACATGTAGCAGTGTTTAAAGATACAGCATTTTATGCAAAAGGTAATAATGTATTTTTTACTGCGCCCTTTACTGTTGATAACTTCAGTGCTGCTGATGGTGCTGGTTCTATTAATGTATCTTCTGATGTAACAGGTTTAACTGTATTCCGTGATCAGCTTATCATATTCACTTCTGATAGTATTAAACGTTTAACTGGTAATACAACAGCTGATTTTCAGGTAGCACCTATCGCAAGTAAAATGGGTTGTATAAACGGAGATACTATACAAGAGGTTGGTGGTGATATTATATACCTAGCAGCTGACGGTATTAGATTACTAAGTGCTACTGATCGTATTGGTGACTTTGGACTAGACATTGCATCTGATCCTATTTCTAGAGATGCTACTAAATTTCTAGCTAGTACTTCTAATTTTACATCTGTTATTTTACGTGAGAAAGCTCAGTACAGAATCTTTGCATTTATTGAGTCTGAACAAAATGAAGTTGCTAAAGGTTTGATTGCTACTAAGCTTATAGCTCAGGGTGCTTCTGGTATAAGTTGGTCTACTACATTTGGTATAAAAGCTCATATAGCTGACAGTCGATATTCAGGTACAGCAGAGACTATTGCTTTTGCTAATGGAGATGGTTACGTATATATTATGGATACAGGCTCTAGCTTTGATGGTGCTAACATTGATGGTTTGTATGAATCTCCCTTCATGCCACTCTCTGATCCACAACTACGCAAATCCTTTTATAAAATTACTCTATATGCTAAACCTACAGGTCCTATGGATCTAGGGTTAAATATAAAATATGACTTTGATACTAAGACCAGCACGTCTGTTATACAACCTCCTACACAGAGAATAGAAAGTACAGGTACAGCAGTATTTCTCTATGGCTCTTCAGAGTCAGTGTTTAATACAGCTACCTTTGGTGGTGAACTTGACGTAGTATATAATACTAATATTGTAGGGTCAGGTAAGACTATAGCACTACGTGTAGAGGATAACTCTACTAATCCCACATTCACTCTAGACACAGCCCTGCTAGAGTATAGACAAAACGATAGACAGTAAGGACTAAATTATGGCAGGTTATACACGTCAAGACACTGGTAACAACATTGCTAACGGAAACGTTATTGATGCTGACGACTTTGATGCAGAGTACAATGCTCTTGAAGCAGGGTTTAACGCATCATCAGGACATAAACACGATGGTACTTCTGGTGAAGGTGCACCTATTACTAAGGTAGGACCAGCGCAAGATGTAGTTGTTTCATCTTCAAATGTTGTACCTAAGACAACGAATACTTTAGATGTAGGATCTACAGGAGCTAGGTTTAAAGACGGGTTCTTTTCTGGTGGCCTTAGTATTGCTACTATTACAGCTACTGGAAATGTATCTGTAGGTGGTAATCTTAATGTTACAGGTAATACTACAATCTCTGGTAATCTTACTTTCGGTGATGCAGCTACAGATACCATAGACTTTCAAGCTGATGTAAATAGTAACATAGTACCAGAAATAACAGGAAACTTTAGCTTAGGTACTTCTACACAACAATGGCAAAACCTGTGGTTAGACGGTACTGCAAATGTTGATACTCTTACAGTAGATGAGAACGCTACAGTAGCAGGTACGCTAGGTGTAACAGGTGTTACAACATCAGTTAGTGGATTTGTAGGTAATGTTACTGGTAACTTAACAGGCGCTGTTACTGGGGATGTTACTGGTAACTTAACAGGCGATGTAACAGGAGATGTTACAGGTTCTTTAACAGGTGATGTTGCTGGTAATACTATTGGTAATTTAACAGGTAATGTAACTGGTGATGTGACAGGAGATTTAACAGGTGACGTAACGGGTGACGTTACAGGTAATTTAACAGGCAATGTAACAGGTAATGTAACTGGCAATGTTACAGGTGGAGTTACTGGTAATGTAACAGGAAACCTAACAGGCAATGTAACAGGCAACCTGACAGGTGATGTTACTGGAGACGTTACAGGAGACCTGACAGGTGGAGTTACTGGTAATGTAACAGGTAATGTGACAGGTAACGTAACAGGAAACCTAACAGGTAACGTAACAGGAGATGTTACTGGGGATGTTACAGGTGC